ATAAGTGGTTGAAGGAAGGAATGGAGTCATCTACTCTTTTCACTCCTGCTGAAAAATCTCAGATCATCCTTAAATGGATTGAACACACAGACCCTAGCTGTTTTGATAACGAGGACGCAAAAGCCGACTGAAGGAACGGGTTTTAACCAACTCATTTCTTTAGGAGAAATCCAATGTCTAAAGTCGTTTATCGTGGTCATGAGTACGATACCGAACAGCACAATGCCGAGGTTCTTGCCGAAGCAAAGCGTGTTCGTGAGCAGGAAAACTTTTCCCTCATGTATCGTGGCATTAAAGTCACACGTCCATTAGTGAAATGATTGTATTGTCAATCATTGCTTATTCGGTCATTTTCAGCTTATTGATTTACGGAGAGCTTCTTTTGCTCAAAAAATAAACAGAGGGGTTGACTACCCCTCTTTTTTTGTCTATAATAAAAAGAAACCAAAAATCATGGAAAGAGACAAACTCAAACTCATAGTTAGAAATTTGAAACTCTTAGTCGATGCTCTAGAGTCGGAAGTATTTTCTGATGTTGAAGCATATCAATATGATGAGATTGCTCAGCACATTTCAGATTACGACGAGGTTTTCGACGATGACGATGGATATCCAGACTGATTGGAGATACTCCGACGAAAAAATGAAACTCCGAGAAGAGTGTATCAAAATCCTACTGATCAAGTATGGAAGTGAGTTAAATGAGGATGGGTCCTCTAAATATTCAAATCAGTCAATCTATGAGTGTGCTCATGACTGGGTTTCTCAAGGAAACATGATTTCACATGGTATAATTAAGTACTACGAGGTGTACTATGCGTCTCAAGGACACAATCAGGTTAGCCAAGAAGGCACTTAAGCAACCTTGGTTATACACAGAAGAAGAGTTGACTTACATGCGTAAAGCAAAGAAGTCAGCAAAGCAGCAACTGAAACAAAAGCACATGAGGAAGAATGACAGTAAAACTGATTCAAGCAACCCCGAATCCTGAAGAAAACATGGCATATATTGCTCGTGTGAGCAATCCTGCTAATCAAGAAAACCCAAATTATGCTAAACTGCTGGGTTATTGTATCAAGCATAATCACTGGTCTGTGTTTGAACAGAGTTTCATGACTCTGGAGATTGAGACCAATCGTGGTATCGCAGCTCAGATACTGCGCCACCGTTCGTTCACATATCAAGAGTTCTCCCAACGGTATGCTGATTCTTCCCTACTCGCAGAGACGATCCCTCTCCCAGAACTCCGTCGTCAGGACACCAAGAATCGTCAGAACTCTATTGACGACATTGATCAATACACTAAACAAGAGTATGATCGTAAGATGAAGATTCATTTTGATGCGGCAATGAATCTCTATCAAGAGATGTTGGATGCTGGTATTGCCAAAGAGTGTGCTCGTTTTGTGCTTCCTCTGGCAACTCCGACCAAAATCTACATGAGTGGTTCATGTCGCTCATGGATCCACTACATCAATCTGCGTTCTGCCAATGGAACACAGAAAGAACACATGGATATTGCTCTGGAGTGTAAAGAGATCTTCAAGGAGGTTTTCCCCTCTGTTGCTGAAGCTCTGGAGTGGGTCTAAATAACTTTTTATGAATAGGTAATGGCAACTTATCCCGTAAAAAACACCGAAACTGGTGAAACTAAAGAAGTAATCATGAGTGTTCATGATTGGGATCAGTGGAAGATTGATAATCCCGAGTGGATTAGAGACTTCTCTGACCCCAGCACCTGTCCTGGTGTCGGAGAAGTGGGAGAGTGGAAAGACAAACTTGTCAACCGCAATCCTGGTTGGAATGAAGTGCTTGCTAAAGCACAAAAAGCAGGTGGAAACCGTCAAACACTAAAAATCTAAGTTCCTTTATATGCCCAGAAAGAGAAAAACGTCTGAAGTTTCACCCGTAGGAGCTGGTTACACAGCAAAGCAAATGAAACGAAGAAAGCCTATCAATCAAGACCTTTTGGTTGATATTGAACCGTTAACTGAAAATCAAAGAAAGTTTTTTGCCGCATACGAAAAAGGTCAAAATTCATTCTTATATGGATGTGCTGGAACGGGTAAAACCTTTATTGCGTTATACAATGCTCTGAAAGACGTTCTCAATGAGTACACTCCCTATAACAAGATTTACATCATTCGTTCTCTGGTAGCAACCAGAGAGATCGGTTTCCTTCCTGGTGACCACGAAGATAAATCGGCACTTTACCAGATTCCCTATAAGAATATGGTGAAGTACATGTTCGAGATGCCTACGGATGCCGATTTTGAGATGCTGTACGGCAATCTCAAGGCACAAGAGACGATTAGTTTCTGGTCTACTTCCTTTGTTCGTGGAACTACTTTTGATGATGCGATTCTCATCGTTGATGAGTGTCAGAACTTGAATTTTCATGAACTTGATAGTATAATTACACGAGTGGGTGATAACTCTAAAATTATGTTCTGTGGTGATGCCACCCAATCTGACCTCACCAAGTCCAATGAAAGAAATGGAATCCTTGATTTCATGAAGATCATTGAACAAATGGACTCCTTCAATATTGTCGAATTTGACACTGAAGACATCGTTCGTTCTGGTCTGGTTAAAGAATACATTATTAAGAAACTGGCACTAGGATTTTAATGTTTAATTTTGTTGATGTAGGTCTTCCTCAACTTGAGAGGGAGACCATTGATGGGGTTCGTTACTACAAACTTCCTACAGAAGAAGAACTGCGTCGTCTGGTGTCCATCACTTCGGTCACCAGTTTTTATAATAGGCAGATTTTCCTTGACTGGAGGAAAAAGGTCGGGGAAGATACTGCTAATAAGATTACTAAAGCAGCAACCAGTCGTGGAACTGATATGCACTCTCTTGCAGAGAGTTATCTAAAGAACGAAGAACTACCTTCTGTTCAACCACTGTCAGAGTATTTGTTTAAGCAAGCAAAGCCATATCTTAATAAGATTGACAATATTCATGCTTTAGAAGATAGTCTTTATAGTCTCCATTTGGGGATTGCTGGGACTGTCGATTGCATTGCAGAATATGAAGGTGAACTAGCAGTTATTGACTTTAAGACTGCTAAAAAACCAAAACCAAAAGAATGGATTGAAAATTATTTTGTTCAGGCAGCAGCATATGCCTGCATGTTCTACGAACTGACAGACATCCTTGTCAAGAAGTTTGTTATCCTCATGTCATGTGAAAATGGTGAAGTTGTAGAGTATGTTATTAGAGGTGAGGAAAAAGTAGAGTATATCAAATTACTTGGAAAATATGTCCAAAACTTTGTAGAACACAAACTATCTGAATATGGAACAAGAACTTAAAAAAGTATTCGATCAAAAATTTCTCACTGCCACCACCTTTGCGATGGAAATCGAAAGGATTGTGCAGAGGGAAGAAGATATGAACTACATAGATGCTATAATTCACTTTTGTGAAGAACATGGTATTGAAGTAGAATCAGTGTCTAAGATTATTTCTAAACCACTGAAAGAAAAGATTAAGTGTGATGCACTTAAACTTAACTTCATGAAAAAAACATCTCGTGCTCGTTTACCTATTGATTGAAAATGTCAATGTTTACAACAGGTCCCTATGGGGTTGAAATGCCAACTCAGATGCTTAGAGTTGCTGGTGCTCAGATTCCAGTTGGCACCAACATTCAAGCAAATAAAGTTGAGATTCTAAAAGCTCTTGACTGGGCAAAAGAAAATGAAGTAGATCATCTTCTTACTCCAGAGTGTGCTCTTTCTGGTTATCTAGGTGGTTGGGAAGATAATATGGAGGAGATTAAAGATGCACTCAAAGAAGTTGAAGAACATCAAGCAAAGTGTAATCTTTACCTTCATCTTGGCACAAACTTTGAAGAACAAGAGTCAAAGGGTCTTATTCGTCGGAATGAGATTAGACACTACCACAGGGAGGGTCATATCGTTGGTGCCACTTTCAAAACTTTCGTTTTGAATGAAATGGAGCATGTTCTCGGAAGAGATCATGATCGAGATCCTGTAGTCGTCGTAGAACTACTAGAAAGAACAGCAGATAGGTATTATGTTCCTGCTGCTGCTTCCTTGATTTGTAATGATCTTTGGGGTCATGGTGAGGCTAAAGAACCACCCATCACAGGTAAGTTTAAGGAAATGGGTCTGGATCTGATGTTCCATGCTACCAATGGTAGAAAGATGGAACTTGATGATCCACAAATGATCGTATTTGATTCATGGCATGACGCATTCCTTAGAATGACTTCCATGAATACACTTATTCCTATCCTTACAGTTGATTCCTGCACAGACTGGAGATGGG